TCAACGGTCAGGGTTACGCCACTGGCTACAGTAAACGGACCAGTCACGTTTGCGTTCTCAGTTGCAAGGATGGTTGTGTTCGCAGTCAGCGACTGTGCGTTGGTACGGAACAGGCCACCACCCTTGAAGTTGCCCTTGTTCTCTGCAGCGGGTGTGATTGTTGCACCCTGTGGAGCAAGGTAGTTCACGAAGATATTGCCGGTGCCACTCGACGGGGCAGCAGTGAATGTCAGCGTGGTGCCGTCAGGAATGGTGTATGCAGCAGTGTCTTGGACAACACCGTCAACAGACACAAGGACATCCTGCACCGATGATACAGCAGTGGTCAGGGTGAATGTGGTATCGCTGCCATCACCATTGAACCGCTGTACTGCAGTCGTACTCTGGAAGTTATCGGCTGTTTGCTGACCCAGATACGGCATTAGGTTATCTCCATCATGCTCATAGTTACGCTGACCTTATCCGCTACGGAACAGTCAATCTGAATTTTATCTGTAGTTTCAAGCACTACTTTGTTACCGGCAAGGATTTCAAGAGATGCACCAACAGGAATGGGGGCATCTTTCAACAGGAATGTTGTTGTGTTGGTTGCTGAACGTCCACCGCCAGATGTGTCACTGACCAGCTTTACACTGGCTGTAACCTGACTGGTGTGTACATTAGCCAAGACCATACCCAAGATAATGGTAGTTGTACTACCCGGTGCTGTGTATAGGTCTTCTGGAGTACCGCTAGATGCTGGCATAACGTCATGCGATACAACTTTGAATGTATTAGCCATTTATTTCTCCAAATTGTAGTATAATTATACCATACTCATAACGCTTTGTCAAGCATTTATTTTATCAGCCAAGTGCAATTGCAAGGGCTGTAGCTTCGTTAGCAGCATCTGCAGCAGTTACGGCACCAATGTCCGAAAGAACTTCTGATGTAGACCTGCTCTCAAGGCCGTTAGCTGTGAACCTAGCATACTCATCGTCTGCGACTGACGCACTGTCAATCTTTACAGCATTTGTGTTTGATATACCGAATGTCAGTGAAGCCTGACCACCAATGTCTGACAACACTTCCGCTGCAGACCTACCCTCAATAGACGTACCATCAATACGAAGGAAGTCGTCGTCTGCTGCACCGCTTGTAAATACAGCCACGTTGCCGTTGCTAATACCAGTTGCGGCAACTGCAGCCGTGCCAAGTCCTAGCGTTGTACGTTGTGCAGAGGCATCAGCATCATCTAACAGTGCCTTACCAGCAGCAGTTAGGTCATACGTAGCTGCACTACCAGAGCCTGTAAACTGGATGCCTTTGTCTGCGGCAGAGGTCAGACCAGCAAGTGCTTGCAGTTCTGCGTCAAGACGTGCATTAGCTACAGTGCCGGAAAGTTGGCTAGCATCAATAGTCTTATTGGTAAGTGTCTGACTGCCAGAGAGTGTAGCTACAGTGCTGTCAATTGCCAGTGTTACTGAATTGCCTGTTGCACTAGAGTCAAGACCAGTACCACCTGCAACAGTAAGTGTTTCACTGTCGAGGTCAATCGCTATTGTACCAGAATCTGTGGTAATGTCAAGGTCTTCTGCAGTAATTTGTGTGTCTACATAATCCTTGACTGCTGCAGATGTTGGCAGAGAAGTGTCATTGTCGCTAGAACCAATACCTTCGGATTCAGTTACAATGGCTGAACCCTTGAAGTTATCAACCTCAATGTTAGAGACTGTGTTGCTGTCTACGTCGATGGTCTTGTTAGTCAGTGCTTGTGAGCCAGACAGAGTAGCTACAGTGCTGTCGATTGCAACAGTCAGAGTGTTACTAGAGCCGCTAGTGTCAATACCCGTGCCGCCAGCAATGTCGAGAGTTTCGCTGTCGAGGTCGATGCTAAGTGCGCCACCGCTGTCGCCCTGAAAATCCAAGTCAGAGGCAGTTACCTGTGCATCCACGTAGGCTTTAATTGCCTTTGCAGAAGCAAGGGTAGTATCTGTACCGGCAACAGATGACAAGTCTGTGTCCAGTACACCAGACTTCAGATTGTCCACTTCGATGTTGGATACAGTGTTACTGTCTACGTCAATAGTTTTATTGGTGAGTGCCTGAGAGCCGGAGAGGGTGGCTACTGTGCTGTCAATAGCAAAAGTAACAGTATTGCTTGAACCGCTAGTATCAACACCTGTGCCACCAGTAAACGTGAGAGTCTCACTGTCAAGGTCGATATTAAGTGCGCCACCGGAGTCTGCTTGGAAGTCGAGGTCTTGTGCTGTGACTTGTGCATCTACGTATGTCTTAATCGCCTTTGCCGACGCTAGTGTATCATCTGAACCAGATACTGAACTGATGTCTGTGTCAATAGATGTGATAGCCGTACCAGAGGTAACGGTCAGGCTGTCGATGGTAGCGGCATCTGCGTCAATCGTATCAATGTTTGCAGTGCCGTCAAGGTAAAGGTCTTTGAACTCTTTGCCGCTAGAGCCAAGGTCAATGTCGTCATCTGTGGTAGGCTCAATAACGCCATCCTTGATAACAAGCTGTTCAGTGCTTGTACCAGATACGTCAATGTTAATTTCTACTTGATTGTTGCTATCGTCTACGACAACTTTGTTCTTAGGTGTGGTAGAGCCAGCATCACCAATCAGCCCAATAACTGGACCTTCTGATGCTGTTCCGTCGTGCTTGTGGCCGCTGCTATTATTGAAAGCAGCAAGAACTTGGTCAAATTCATTGTTGCTATCGGCAGCATTAATAACGTCGCCGTCTGTGTACGAGGATTGTCTAGTATAACCTGCCATTAGCGTCTTGCTCCTGCATCAAATTCTAACTGAAAACCTTTAAGTGTATATGGGGCTGATGTTGCATTGTCTACCACTCGCATGGCTACAGCAAAGCCACTTCCCTCTACCGGCTGTCTTACCAATGGGTTTGACTGACCACCGTATGTAGATGTACCGTATACGGCTGAACCGTATAGTGCCACTACCAAAGAACTGTCGAATGGATAAGCGGCGGGTCTTGCAGCAGCGGGTGACTCATAGTCATACCGCAAAAACAAATCAGAGTTAATAGCACCCGTAGGTGAGTAGTTAATAATTACACGCTGGAAGTTCTTACGTATACCAGCATCACCCATTGTCATGTCAGGTGAACGATAGCGTCCTATAATGTTTGTGCCATCAAATGTATTGCCAGACTCTTGCCTGTATACATATCCGTCATAGCCACCGTGCAGTACGAATGTTTCACCCTGTGCAGTAAACGAGTCAGTCGAAGATGGTTTAAGACCTTTGATTGTAGAGAACTCAAAGCCTTGTTGTTTACGGACTGCAATTACACCTGTGATTGTACTTTCAACAGAACCTGCTACAGACTTGAATAGACGATACTGTGTCTTGCCGGGTATAACCGTACTCTCAAACTCGTCTACGTCAGTATCATCAAACAGTTCTTTGACATTGCCTGATATAGTTCCCAGTTCAACATCATTAATTTTTTCTGTACCTGCAACGGTGCGAAGACCATCTCGCCCAAGGAATATGATGTCACCGGCAAGTTCTTGGACAGTAAAGCCGTTAAGGCATCCGATATCTCTTGTAATTGGCTGGAGTACAAAATCTGCAACTGTGTTACCTGTCAGTCTGTATATACGTTCTTCGCCAAAGATAATCAGTTCGTTACGAAACGGAAACAGTGCTGTTACTTGGCTGTCAACACGAATACTACCTGCACCATTAGCTGTACTAAAGTCGCTGTCGGTAAAGGGTGCAGTAAAGATAATCTCTTCTGGATTTGCACTATGCCCTGCAAAGAATAGTGCGTCTTTAAAACCTGTCACAAACTTTGGGTTAGCTGGTGCGCCTGTAGCATTAAGGTCTGTTACCGTAGTGCCGTCATACTTGGTAGCGTGGTTGGCACCATCTGCCCAAACAATAAACTCTGTGCCACCTAAGTTGTAACGATGATGTGTGTACTTACCTGCGCTAGTACGACCTGTGTCAATCTCTGACCATGAACCGCTACCACTAGCTGCTTCAAATATTTTCTCCCCACGTGCAGCAATAACCTTATTGTTACCGTCGAAGAATGCTGACATCAATACCTTTTCAGTAGAGGATGATGTCTGCGGAACAATGTTGCTGTTCCATTTAGTGTGGCCGTTAATCCGTCTGTAGCCACCCCGAACATCTGGCTCAAAGTTTTCTAGTTCAAGAGCCATACCGGGTTGCATCTTAAAGGTTGGCTGGTCAAGGACAAGGCCACCCTCACAAGCAAACACATACGGACTGAGTTGCGCTTCATCAGCCATGTGTTAGCCCCCTGTCGGAAATACTGAAGTACCGTACCGTTGTGATTGCGGAATGTACGTAGAACGCACGTAGCTATAGTTCCTGTTAATAAACAAACTCTGCATATGCTTAATGCCTTCTTCAAACCTAGCAAAGTTAATGCCGTACTGCTGTGCCTCACCACGATACTGATAGCCGTATGCAGTGGCACCATCTACAATTACCTGACGAAACTGTTCAGGAATGCTTGGGGCATCTGTAGCAGCAGACAAAGCAGTCGGCCTTACATATGCGTCATACTTGAGTGTGTATGCTTTATCTGGGTATGGATACAGGCCATAGTTGTTATCTGGTGTACGGAATACATACAGCGGCACTGCACCTACATCTGATGTACTCTCTTGGTCGATGTGTGTATCGACATACTGGTTATAGTCCATTATGCGCAGCGTTGTGCCAGCCACACCAAGAGAGTCATCCTTTGAAATACGGAAGGTCTCG